TATCGCAAGAAGATCTTGCGTTACCTTTCTTAAAGGTTTTGGGACAATTATCTCCTGAGGTAAATAAAACTCATGGGAAATATGTCGAAGGCGCAGAGCCAGGCAAAATAATAAATACTGTTACCAATGAACTGTATAATAATATTAATATTGTACCAGTTTTCTACAAAAGACAGTACGTAGAATGGCAAGATCGTGGACAAAGCACTGGTGCTCCAGTAGCAATTCACGAGGCAGACAGTGATATCGTGAGTACAACTACTCGTGATAAATCTTACAAGGATAGATTACCAAATGGTAATTACTTGGAGAACACTGCGAACCATTTCGTAATATTGTTAGGTGACAGTCCTACAACAGCTTTGATTTCTATGAAAGCTACTCAATTAAAAATTAGTAGAAAATGGAACTCAATGATGATGGGTATTAAAATGCAGGGCAAAAACGGATTATTTACTCCGCCAACATATAGCCATATTTATAATCTAAAAACTGTTCAGATGTCTAATGACAAAGGAACATGGTTTGGATGGGATGTGTCTAAAGTTGGGCCTGTTACAGATAAATCAGTTTATGATATCGCGAAAAACTTTGCTGAAAGAGTTGGCAAAGGTGAAATTCAAGCGAAACATGGAACTGAGGAAACTTCAAGTACAACACCGTACTAACCGAATCCTAGGTAGTGGGCGTCTAAGCGAGAGTGGATACGCCCACTTTGAAAGTTATGTCTGTAGAAAATTTTAAAAGTATATTTCAAGGATTAGATCGAGCACATGGTGTCACTTATGTTGACAAAAAAGGTGCAGATGGAGAAAAGATTAAAGGAAAATCTTTTGTACAAAGAGAAATGGTCACTGATGACCATTGGTTATTTCATCTACAAGGTAGAGAACCAAGTTTAGGTATTATTCCAATCAATGATGATAATAAATGTAAATGGGGTTGTGTAGATATAGACTCGTATGCAGGATTTGACCATCAAAAATTAATTAACAAAATTAAAAGTTTAAAATTACCACTAATAGTATTTAGATCTAAATCAGGTGGAGCACATGTATTTTGTTTTACGACTGTGCCAGTTGAAGCAAAATTAATGAGAGATAAACTTTTATCTATCAGTGCAGTATTAGGTTATGGTGGATCAGAAGTTTTTCCAAAACAGATAGAATTAAAATCGAAAGATGATACAGGAAATTTCTTAAATTTACCATATTTTAATGGCGATGATACAACAAGATATTGCTTTGGGGAAACTGGTGAAGCTATTGACCTACAAGCTTTCTACGATTTATATGAAAGAAATAGATTAACACCAGAACAATTAGAAAAATTAGAAGTTAAAAGACCACAATCAGAATTTAGTGATGGTCCTCCTTGTTTAGAATCATTAACACAAAGCAAACTAGATGATGGAAGAGATAGAGTTATTTATCAATTTATTCAATATGCAAAAAGAAAATGGCCTGAGGAATGGACTAAAAAAATAAATCAATTCAATTATAATCATTTTGTTACACCTTTAGATGATAAAGTTATTCAAGATAAAATAAAATTTCACGGCAAAAAAGATTTAGGCTTTAAATGTAATGAAGAACCAATGTGTAATCATTGTGATAAATCATTATGTAAAACTAGGAAATTTGGAATAGGTGGGGAATCGGTATTTCCTACACTGAGTGATTTACAGAAAGTAGAATTAGACGAACCATACTATTGGGTTAATGTAGATGGAGAAAGAGTAAAATTAGATACTATTGATTCTTTATTAGAACAAAGATTATTTAGAAGAACAGTTACAAAACAAATTAATAGAAAACCACCAAGAATTACAGTAAAAGAATTTGAAAAATATACAGATATGTTGCTTGCAGGAGTAGAAATTATAAAAGCACCAATTGGATCATCACTAATAGAACAATTAAAAGATCATTTAGAAGAATATTGTACTAATGATTCAGCAGCAACAACAAATAAGGAAGAAATATTTTTAGGAAATGTATGGACATCAGAAGGTAAACATCATTTTATATTTAATAAATTTTTTCACGGTTATTTACAAAGAAGAAAATGGCCAGAAAAACATCAGACTACACAGGATTTGTTAATTCAACATTGTGGTTGTAAAGATGATAGAATTTATATTGGTAAGAAAAGACCAAGTGTAATGATAGTAGATGTATTTGAAAAACCAGAAAAAGTTTATCAACAAAAACAACTTAAGCCTAAGGATTCATTTTGAAAACTATTGTATTGGGACCCCCTGGCACAGGGAAGACACATACTTTATTGAATAAAGTTGACGATTATTTAAAAGAAACTGATCCAGATAAAGTAGGTTATTTTGCTTTTACTAGAAAAGCAGCAAATGAAGCAAGAGAAAGAGCAGTTAAAAAATTTAATTTAACAGAGGATGATCTTCCTTACTTTAGAACGTTACACTCATTAGCGTTTAGACGTCTAGGAATTAACAAAGAAAATGTTATGCAACGTAGACACTATGAAGATTTAGGAAAGAAAATTCAAATACCCATAGACTATAATGATTATGATGATGAAGAAACTGGTTTGTTTACTACAAAAAGTGATTACTTAAGAATTATCAATCTTGCAAAATTAAGAAACATTTCATTAGACCAACAATTTAATTTAAAAGAACACACTCAAAAATTAGAATATAATAAACTTGTTATTATAGCTAATGAACTAAACAGATATAAAAAAGACTATGGACTTATAGATTATAATGACATGATATTAGATTTTGTTAAGTCAGATAAATCCCCTAAGTTTGAAGTAGTTTTTATTGATGAAGCACAAGACTTGTCTCGAATGCAATGGGATATGGTAAGTAGTTTTAATACACAGGATTCTTTTATTGCAGGAGATGATGATCAGGCAATATTCAGATGGGCAGGAGCGGATGTAGATTCCTTTATTACACAAAAAGGAAAAATTTTAAATTTAACTCAATCAATGAGAATACCCAGAAAGATTCATGACTACGCTATGAAAATTATAGGAAGAGTCTCCAACCGATTACATAAAGAATGGAAACCGAAAGCACACGAAGGAGCAATTAGTAAGCACTGGAATTTTGAAGATATTAATATGAATAAAGGAAACTGGTTAGTATTAACTAGAACTAGATACCAATTAAAAGCTTTAGAAGAAGTATTAAAAGAAAAAGGATTATATTTTGAAGACAGATTTAATAAATCTTATGAAAAAAATATTCAGGAAGCAGCGCTTAACTGGGAGCATTTAAGAAGAGGACAATTATTACATTATAAAGATATTATGAATATATCTCAGTACATGAGTACAACGAACTGGGACAAAAATAAATTAAAATCATTATCCAAAGAATCGTTCTATGGAATGGATCAATTAACACAAGGACATGGACTTAATACTAAAAATACTTGGTATGAATGTTTTGATAATGCTGGATCAAGAAGAATCACATACATTAGAAAAATGAGAGCTAATGGAGAAGAATTAAATAAAGAAGCTAGAATTAAATTATCAACTATTCATAGTGTTAAAGGGGGAGAAGAAGATAACGTAGTTATTTTACCAGACCTTACTATGAACACTCAAAAATCATATGAAAGAAATCGCGATGATGAAAACAGATTATTTTATGTAGGTGCAACCAGGGCAAAAGAGCATTTACATGTTGTAAGACCAAAAGATGAAAACAAAGCTTTCCCAATGGAGGATGTATGAGTAAAGTCTGGGACAAACAACACGGAGGATCGCACTATCAAAAATATAAAATTCAACCTAGTAAATTTGTAGTTGAGAATGAGTTGCTTTATCCAGAAGGATGCGCTATAAAATACATAATAAGACATCGAGACAAAGGAAAGAAACAGGATTTATTGAAAGCAATACACTTTATAGAAATGATCATTGAGAGAGATTACCCTGACAGCCCTGACAAAAAAAATTCATGGGGGATAGTTAAGTAATGCAAATACCACTTTTCAAACCACAAACAGAATGGGTACCACCAACAGAATTCCCAGATCTATCAAAGCATGATGAAATAGCAATAGACTTAGAAACAAAAGATCCTGATTTAGTAAAGATGGGTTCAGGTAATGTTACAGGTAGAGGAGATATTACAGGGATAGCCGTAGCTGTAAAAGGATGGTCTGGTTATTATCCAATTGCTCACGAAGGTGGTGGTAATATGGACCGTAAAAAGGTCTTGAAATGGTTTCAAGGTGTATTATCTACACCAGCAGTAAAAATCTTCCACAACGCCATGTATGACGTTTGTTGGATTAGGGCCCTAGGTTTAAGTATTAACGGAAAAATAATTGACACGATGATTGCATCGGCCTTAGTTGATGAGAATCAAATGCGTTATGACTTAAACAACTGTTCTAAAAGATACACTGGAAAGACAAAGAATGAAACAGATTTATATGCAGCTGCTAAGGATTGGGGAGTTGACGCCAAGGCAGAAATGTATAAACTACCTGCCATTTATGTTGGCGCATATGCAGAAAAGGATGCTGAGATAACTTTAGACCTTTGGCAAGAACTTAAGAAAGAAATTTTATACCAGGATATACAATCTATTTTTGAATTAGAGACTGAACTTTTCCCTTGCTTAGTTGATATGCGTTTTTTAGGAGTTCGTGTAGACGTTGAAGGCGCTCACAAACTGAAAGAAGAATTAGTAGAAGAAGAAAAAGGATTGTTGTTAGAAGTAAAAAAACAAACTGGAGTAGATACCCAAATATGGGCAGCACGCAGTATTGCTCAAGTTTTTGAAAAACTCTCCCTACCATTTGACCGCACTGAAAAAACAAATTCTCCATCATTTACTAAAAACTTTTTACAGAATCACCCCCACCCACTGGTGAAACGAATAGCCCGAGCCCGTGAAATAAATAAGGCCCATACCACATTTATTGATACCATATTGAAGCATTCTTACAAGGGTAGAATACATGCAGAAATTAACCAACTAAGATCAGATAATGGAGGAACAGTAACTGGAAGATTTAGTTATTCTAGTCCAAATTTACAGCAGATACCAGCACGCAACAAGGAACTTGGACCACGGATTAGGTCCTTATTCTTGCCGGAGGAGCGCCATACATGGGGTTGTTTTGACTATTCTCAACAGGAGCCTAGGTTGGTAGTGCATTATGCAACTTTACAGAATCTCTACGGAGTGGACGAAGTATTAAATGCTTATCATGAGGGGGATGCAGATTTTCATACTATCGTGGCAGACATGGCAGAGATACCTAGATCACAGGCTAAGACAATAAATCTTGGTCTGTTCTATGGCATGGGAAAAAATAAACTACAGGCAGAGTTAGGTGTGTCTAAAGATAAAGCTGAAGAATTATTTAGACAATACCATCACAAAGTTCCATTCGTTAAACAACTGATGGACGCTGTAATGAGAAGAGCACAAGACTCTGGTAAAATTAGAACGTTACTAGGAAGACTATGTAGGTTCCATTTGTGGGAACCAAATCAATTTGGAATTCATAAAGCATTGCCTCATGATGCAGCGCTCTTGGAACATGGACCAGGGATTAAACGTGCATATACTTACAAAGCATTAAATAGATTAATACAAGGATCAGCTGCTGACATGACAAAGAAAGCAATGTTAGAATTACATAAAGAGGGAATTATTCCTCACATACAAGTACATGATGAATTAGACATATCTGTCAAGGATAAACAGCACGCGGAATTAATAAAAAGTGTTATGGAAAGCGCTGTTTCTCTTGAAGTTCCTAATAAAGTAGACTATGAATCTGGCCCTAATTGGGGTATAATAAAATAAACAAAGAGGAGAAAACTATGAACAAAGTAAAAGAAATTTGGACATTAGCGCAGGCTCATCCAAAAGTAGCAGTTGCTGCAGTAGTGGTAATTGTTGCTATATATTTTTTAGTAACGTAAGGAATATATGATACATGGCTTATTTAAATGCGAACATTCCTGTGACGTATGCACAGATCAGGAGAGAATATCTCTACGATCTTAAAGAACATCATGGAGAAGTGGAAGACTGCATTATATTTGGCCTGGCATCAATTACAGGGCGCCCTATACTCTTTCATGCAATTATGGAAAACGGTGCTGTATTCTATCGGTTACCGATCTCTGCTTTCATTCAAAGAGGATTTAAAGTTGATCAAGTTCCTAGGATGCGACTTGATGAGCTGGAGCTTTGGAATTGCTTCAGTTATTATCCTAGTATTACTTCTTTTGATATCCTAGACGGACAATCTGGAAAATTTTTTGGAAAAGATAAGAAATTACATCCAGGAGCGTATCTTTTTACAGTTGACTGGGCGCACCCAGAGAGTAATATAGTAGACACTGATCATTCAGAAATTCCGCACGAACATAAGTGCGCACACATTCTCGCTCTAG